CTTTAAACAATCCCCATCAAGTCATTTACAGGGGAGAGGGTGTCCAAAATGTAAAAACTCTAAACTAGAGAACCAAGTAACAAAATTGTTAAATAATTTAAACATAAAATTTATTCCACAAAAAAGTTTTGTGGGTTGTAAAAATAAAAAATTATTAAAATTTGACTTTTATTTACCTAAATACAATATATGTGTTGAATGTGATGGTGAACAACATTACCGTATTAGAGAATTTAATGGTGGTGAAGAGGGTTTTAAAAATACTAAATTAAGGGATAAAATAAAAGAGGTGTATTGTGAAAATAACAACATACCTCTTTTAAGAATATCATATAAAGATAATATTAAAGAAAAATTATTATCTTTTTTATCTAATCATATCAATATTACTGTTATTAATCCTATCTAATGTATATATTTCTAAATCTTTACGTAATAACCCCCTTTCATTTAATGAAAAATATCTAGACTGTGCTTTTTTCTTCCACCATTCAACCATATAAGAAAGATTATGTTTGTGAAAATTTTGTCCTTCAACTAAGGGGGTTTTACCTTCAGAGTTAATATGTTCAATTACATTATCATAACCAAAATTAGAATAGTAGTATCTTTTCTTAGTTTTAGCTTTCATGTGTGTCTTAGTAAAAGAATGAAACTCATTATAAGCCACCATATCATAATGTCTAAGGTGATTTTTAAGGATTGAGATTGCTTTATTAAACTCTCTCATTTTTGGTCCCGATGGTCCTGGGTCAACAGTGTTTCCGTTCCATTCAGGTTTACCATATAATTCACGCATCTTACGTCTAATCGGGTCGTATACCTCTTCAGTAGGGAATAAAAACAAATCAGATTCGGTCATATCCTGATATCTAACAAAAGGTTTTAAACCATCATACTGACTCATCCCTTTGATGTCACCATAAAGAGAAGTTGTCTCCATAAAACAAGTATCAATCTTATCACCATATTTTTCCTTTAACATGTTTCTAACTTCATGTGAACAAGCTATAAGTGCTAATAACTTACCACCCAAATAGTTATACCCAAAAGGTTGTACTGGTACAATGATGGCACCATTAATCATATGTCTATTAACAGCTGTGGCTCTAACCGTTTGACCAAAATAATCGTTTCTTGGTTTGATGGATAATACAGGTGATGCCATACGAATAAACCCAATATATTTATTAGTTGTTTTTTCTTTAACAGCCATCATGATTTGTCTACCAATTTGTGATTCTAAAGGTAGGGAAGTAATTATTTGTGTTGCAGGACTAAAAACATTACCTTCGATAACCTCCAGTTCAAATTCCATATCTTTTGGTTCCATGTTATAATCAGTAAACATGTCCTTAGTATATTTATCGTGGTCAATTCCGATAATTTTTTCTTTTTTACGTTCTAGAAAATAATCCTGAATAGATTCAAGGTCTTTATAAAACCCCATGAATTTATCTTTTATTTCAAGGGTTTCTTCTATTGTTAACTTAGGTTCAAATTCAATGTTTTGACTCATATATTTTGTTTTTTATTATTAATGATAGTAAAATTTATTGTAACAATAAACAGTTTATAAATCTTAAAATTAGGTTTAATTTACGTTATAAAATTCTATTAATTCTTCAATCCATCTTTGTATACGACTTATTTTTTCATACTCTTCTTTATTAAACAATTCAATAAGCCTGTTTTTAAGAAAAATTATATCTGGGTGATATTCTTTTTCTTTTATTTTTTCTATTAATTCTAAAGCATTCATTTTTTATTAACTTTTAATCAGTGGTCTAACATTTTTTAAATGTATAGTAATATTTATAAGTATAAATACATATTATATGAAAAAAAGGGTTACAATCACAATTGATGAAAAATTATACAATCAATTTAAGCAAATTAGTGAAAAATTAAGTATAAATAAATCTAAATTTATAGAAAATAAAATTAAAGAATTTATTAAAAATGAAAAAGACGGGAATATATAAGATAGTTAATAAAATAAATAATAAAACTTATATCGGTTCATCAATAGATATCGATAATAGGTTTTATGTACATAAAAACAAACTTAAAAAAAATATACACCCAAATAATATTCTACAAAATTCTGTCAATAAATATGGTATAGAAAATTTTATATTTGAGGTTATTGAAGAATGTGATGTAGAATTATTAACAGAAAGGGAACAGTACTGGATTAATTTTAATATTAATGGTTACAATATAAGAAAAATAGCTGAAAGTAATAGAGGTATTTCTTTATCTGAAGAAACAAAGAAAAAAATTAGTGAGTCTAATAAAGGAAAGGTGATTTCTGAACATGTTAGAAAACTTTTATCAAAAGCTCATAAAGGTAGACCAAAATCTAAAGAATCTGTAGAAAAAATGAAAAAATCCTTAACTAACCGTAAACTTTCTGAAGAACATAAAAAAAATATTAGTAAAAACCACGCTAATAAAAATAAATCATTACCAGAAAAAACAAAGAAAAAAATTAGTGAAAATCATAAATTAAAAAATATTAAACCACCTAGTAGATTAGGTTCTAAAGTACCTTATAAACCAAGACCTAATGTGGATAGGAGTGGTGAAAAAAACCCTATGTTTGGTAAGGCTGTAAAAGATGTGTGGATAGAAAAATATGGTTTAGAAATTGCTAATAAAAAATGGTGTGAAAGATTCCCTAAAAAATGTGGTCAATTATAATTTTCGTGATACCATGAAAGTAATTTTTTAGCCTCTAAACCCATATACGGCACGTAAATAACTTCAAATTTTTCTGTTTCAGGATTTAAATAAAATAAATTCATTTTACCAACCTTTTTTCTAGTTTCCATTTGATACATGTAAGCGTAGATTGACATCTGTAAGCTATAAATACTATATTGGCAGTCTGTTAGATGTGATACGGGAGCATTCAACCAATGACCATATTCTGATATGTAATTTATTTTTTTGTTTGTTTTAAAATCACGTACATTAAAATAATCACCACAATCTTCAATGATATCCGCTGTCCCAGCTAACTTATGTTTAGCTGAGAATAAAACTGTTTCAGGATAAATAGTGCCCCACATATCATCTACTTCTTGGAATAGTGTGATGATTTTTCTTTCGTAATCGGATTTGGGGATATATATTTTATTTGCTAAAAGGTACCTCTCAAGAATTTCGTGAATTTCTGTACCATATTCGTTAGCCTCCTTATTTATTCTAGTCCACTCGTCTAGAATTTGTTGTTGTGACATTCCTCGGTATTCAGGTTTTCTAACATCATCTGATTGTAGGGAAATTCTAAGAGCTACTTCTTCTGCAGGAAAATGTGGTTCTAACATACTTAGAACTGTAGTAACCGATTTAAATTTTTCACCCGTTTTTTTATGGATATAAACGTGTTCTATCGGTTCTAGGTAAACATCACACTCTCTTTTCATATTCTATTAAGAATATCTCTAATGGCATTAAATTGTCTCACACCATCAGTTTCATATTTTTGATTGTTAAATTTAAAACCAATAAAAGAATCCCTCATAATGTTTTCTAGTTTTTGATTTCTAGTCTGTAAATCATCTACCTTTCTTTCTAGATTTTCTATTCTCCTTAAGAGTTCTTCATTAATCTTAATATTAACATAATTATAATTTGCCATATAATATTTTTTTAATTTCTATATCCTTTTTAGTTGGGCAATTATCACAATATGCTATATCTAATACGTCTTTTATTTCTTCATCTAAACCAAATAAAGCATCTGAATTCCCTATATAATCTAAAATACCTTGATAACCACCAAGTTTAAATCTTTCTATTAAGATTTCTTTACTAACATATCTTTTATTAAATCCCATAATATTATTTATTAAAATTTACCATATCTCATGTATTAAACATTATAATTCACTTTCCTTAATATAACGAGCACTTCTCATTGCTTGAATAACTCCTTCTCTACCAAAATCCTCATTTATTTTTGAAATGTCAAATTCTCCTTTTAATTTAACCACTTTAATTCTACCATGAAGTTTACCAACATTTAACTTTGAATACAGTTGTTTGGTGTCATTCCAAGCATCCGCATCTAATAAAAGTACAATATTAGCTGTAGGTCTGTTCAATAAACAATGCATTAATTTATCTGATATTTTTTTACCTAAAATGGGTATTGAGTTATGAACAACAATATGGTCAAAAGGGCCTTCAACAATGTATATATCCGAATCCCAACTTAAACAACATTCATTAAAAATGATTTCTTCTTTATCAGAATCAGGATTAAGGTATTTTGGTTTTTGGTTTATGTAAGTTCTAGCTACCCAATAATTTAATTTACCCTCATTATCATAAGAAGGTAAAACAATTCTATTAGCATAAGGTCCACCAATTGTATAACCCATTCTATATTTGGTTATTGTTTCCTCACTGAGTTTTCTTTCTTTGGTTAGGTAATTCCAGGCTCTTTTATGTTCTAATGATTTAGGGTTTGAGTCTTTAAATTCAACAAATGTTTCAGGAAGAGTTAAATCTTCAATAACATTCTTTTTCTTTTTTTCAGTTTTTATTTCTGAAACTGATACCCCTAATTTTTTTAGAGTATCTAATTGTTGTTTATT